TGAGCCGTGCGGAGATGCACGTGGGCCAGGAGATCGAGAAGCGCAAGGGCGGGGCGGCCCAGGAAGCCTTCCTCCTGTCCAAGGCCATGGTGGACCCTCCTCTCACGGAGGAGGAGGCCAGGGCGTGGCAGGCAGGCTCCCCCTTCGGCGAAATCAACACGGTCCAGCTCACCATCAACAAGCTCTCCGGCATCGGGAAGGCCGCCGCCAAAAGCGATGTACCTGGAGATGGAGAGGGACCCGACGCTGGAGTTTGAGCACTTCCTGTGCTCGAAGCTAGGGGGCATGACCGTAGAGGAAATGCGGGAGCGCATGAGCAATGAGGAGTTTGTGCGCTGGTCCGTCTACTACGGACGCAAGGCCCAGCGGGAGGAACTAGCGGCCAAGAGCGCGAAGGGTAGGCGGTGATGGCGGGCCTGGTGCGGGTGAGTATCGAGGGGTTGACGGAGCTGAACCGCTCCCTCCGCCGGCTGGACAACGAAGCACCCAAGGCCCTCCGTCTCGCGCTCAACGCCTCCGCCGATACCCTCGTCCGGAAGATCCAAGGCCAGATCCCCAAGCGCAAGGGCAAGGCCGCCGCCTCCGTGAAGACAGCCTCCACCCGCACGGAGGTCCGTATCCGCTTCGGTGGTCCACGCGCTCCCTACTATCCGTGGCTGGACTTCGGTGGTAGGACTGGCAAGCTGAAGAAGACCGTGCGGCCCTTCTACCGGGAGGGCCGCTACATCTATCCCACACTCCGGCGGGAGCGGGGGTCCTTCGAAACGGCGCTCTCCACGGCACTGGCGAACCTGGTCGATGAAGTCGGATTGGACATGGACTGATGGCGAACACCACCACACTCACCATTGCTGGTGATGCTGGGTCCATCCGGCAAGCCAGCAACCAGGCCACCTCCGCCCTGGATGACATCCAGGATTCGGCCAGCGAAACCTCCAACGCCCTGGAGGACACCGGGGGTAGCTCCGGTGGGCTGACGGAGCGGATGGGGCACCTGGGCTCCGCGGTTTCTGGTGCTACAGACGCCATCGGCGCAATCGGGGACAGCCTTACCGCCCTCTCGGACATCCAGAACATGGCCGCCAACCGTGCCCAGCGTGCCGCCCGCCTTGAGGCTGACGTGGAGCAGGCTCGCTTGGACGGTGCCCAGGCGGCCGGAGACCTGAAGCAGGCCAACCTAGACCTGGCACAGTCCTATTTGGACGGTGAACAGGCGGCCGTAGATGGCAAGCAAGCGGCCATCGATATCCAGCAGGCCCAGCTAGACGCCACCGTGGCCCAGACGGACTACAACACAGCGGTGAAGGAGCACGGCAAGAACAGCGTGGAGGCCCGCCAGGCTTCCATTGACCTGGAGCAGGCCAACGCGGACCTGGCCCAGGCCACCTTGGACCAGAAGCAGGCACAGCAGGACGCCAACCAGTACACGGAGGACGGCTCCCAGGCCATGCGGGATGCCGCCCAGGCAACCCGTGACGGCAAGGACTCCGCCCTGGACTTGAAGGATGCCCTGTCTGAGCAGAAGCCCGGGGCGCTCAAGGAGTGGGCCGGCTACCTGGAGATGGTGGCCCCCATCATCACCGCCGTGGTGGGCATCATCGGCTTGGTGACCGCCGCCCAGTGGCTGTGGAACGCAAGCCTGTGGGCTTCCCCGGTGACCTGGATTGTGATTGGCATCGTGGCATTGATTGCCGTGATTGTCCTCATCGCCACCCAGACAACCTGGTTCCAGGACATCTGGAATGCTGCCTGGGGCTGGATCAAGAGCACGGCCCAGGACTTCTGGGGCTGGATCACGGGCACCCTTTGGCCCGGAATCAAGAACTTCTTTGTGGACAACTGGAACGGCATCAAGGCCATGGGCCAAGCCTTCGCCGATGCCTTCTCTTGGATCAAGAAGACCGGCTCCTCCTGGTGGGACTGGATCAAGGGCATTCCCGGGATGCTGGGGAACGCCTTCAGCTCCGTCTACAACTTCATCGTGAGCCCCTTCAAGAACGCCTTCAACGCGGTGAGCCGCGCCTGGAACAACACCGTGGGGCAACTCCACTGGAGCGTGCCCGGGTGGGTGCCTGGCATCGGCGGCAACTCCTTCAGCGCACCCAAGCTCCCCTACTGGCACACGGGCGGTATCGTCTCCGGCGCACTGGGGTCCGAGGTGCTGGGTGTCCTGAAGGCTGGGGAGAAGGTCACAGCAGGCAGCAACAGCGGAGACGGAGGGGTGGTTACCCTGAACAGCAACGGGTCGGACATGGATGACTTCATCCTTGACGCTGTCCGGCGGGCGGTGGGCCTCCGCGGTGGAGACCCGGTGCGGGTGTTGGCGGGCAACCGTGGCTGAGCACTCGACAGAGCTGGAACTGTTCTACGATGGACAGTGGAACGCTGCCCCGGTGTATGCCAGGGACGGCACCACCGTTATGCGCGGTACCAACGATTTGGGCAACGACACGGAGCCGGCCTCCGGAGTGTCCACAATCGACAACCGCTCAGGGGACTACAGCCCCCGCTCCCAGGTGTCCACCCTCCGCGGGAAGATCGGCCAGAACACCAAGAGCCGCTACGTTATTGACGGAGACGCTGTGCTCACGGGGGAGATGGCGTCCTGGCGACCGGAGCGGGACGTGGGCGGGGACGCCTGGACCAAGGTGGAGGTGGGTGGCGTCCTCCGCCGCATCGGGCGAGGGAAGGACGCCTTCCGCTCCACGCTCCGCCGCGCCTACGCCTTCGAGCCGCCCACGTGCTACTGGCCCCTGGATGACCCGAAGGGCACCACGGTCCTGGACGGCACCAGTCCCCTGGTGCTGATCCACGGGGACCTGGAGCTGGGCGGGGACTTCGGGTTGGCTGGTGCGTCCAGCTCCCTGTGGCCCGGCCTCAACGTGGACGGCATCGACAACTACGGCGCCTATCTCCGGTCGGACTTCGACTCCGCCCCCTTCACCTCCGCCGGCTACCAGGTGGAATTCTCCGGCCGGTACCACAACGCCACCCCGGACACTCCCGCCGGCCTGGTGACCGTACTGACAACCGGCTCCATGGGGGTCCTCACCTTCACCCTGAACCCTGAGCTTTGGGATGGCCAGTCGCACCACGTTGCCTTCTACCTCCAGCAGACTGGCCCGCTGGAGGTGACGATTACGCGGTACCGGGAGGGGGTCTTCTACTCCACGGAGGTGCTCAGCTCCATCGACACCATCGGCGTGCCCTACGCGGTGGAGATTGCCCGCGGTGGTGCGCTCACCCCGGAGGCGTACCCGTCCCTTAGCTCCATTGCCCTCTACCCCGGATTCAGTGACCCGGCGGTCCGCGGGCCGGCGGCACGAGCGTGGTTCGGCGAGACGGCCGGCAACCGGTTCATCCGGGTGAGCGGGGAGCAGGGCATCGCCCCTACCGTGGTAGGCACGGCCAGTGACACGGTGCCCATGGGGGTCCAGCCACTGGACACCTTCCTGGGCATCCTGGACGAGATTGCCCGGACGGATGACGCCTCCATCTTCGAGACCCGGGGCAGCGTGGGGCTCACCATGCGCACGGGTGCCGCCCGGATGAACCAGGCCCCCGTCCTCACCGTCTCCTACATCGGGGAAGTCCAGCCCCCGCTTCGCCCGGAGTACGGGGACCGGGGCATCCGCAACGATGTGACCGCCATCGGACCGGTGGGGCCGGACCAGCGGGTGGAGCAGACCACCGGCCCCCGCAACATCCAGGCCCCGGAGGATGATCCCCAGGGGGTGGGCCGGTACGCCACCCGCATTGACGTCAACCCGTCCACAGTGGAGGCCCTCTACAATGCCGCCGGCTGGAGGGTAGCTGTGGGGTGCTTCGATGGCACCTGGTACGCGGAGATCACCGTGGACCTGGATGCCGCTTCGCACCTCACGGATGCCGTTGCCCTCATTGACATCGGGGACGTACTGGAGCTGACGGACACCCCGGAGGACGAGAGCCTGGAGAGCTTCCGCGGCCTAGTGGTGGGCATCCGCAACAAGACCAGCACCCACCGCCGGCTGGTTACCTTCTACTGCATCCCCGCGGAGCCCTACCAGGTGGGCAAGCTGGCCCAGACCACGGGGGACACTGACCCCTTCGTAGGCCACCTGGAGACGGATGGCTCCGAGGTCACCGCCGGCAACTTCACCCCCATCATCTCCGACACTATGGAGGGCGTGGGGGCCTGGAGTCCTTTCGACGCAACGTTTGTAGCCTCCACCGCCCAGAAGCACTCCGGTACCGGCTCCGGCCTCATGACCGTTGTTGGCACCCCCAGCCAGGCCACCGTCCGCTCCAAGACCTTCGCGGTGACCCCGGGCACGCCAGTCCACGGGGAGCTGTGGGCGTACTCCGTTGCCGGCTACGCCTCCGTGTATGCCGTCTTTGACTGGTACAACTCCAGCATGACCTACCTGGGGACCAACGGGGGCCTCCCCGCCGCCCTGGCCGCCGGCACCTGGGAAAGGCGTGGAGCGTACGCTAACCCTCCGGCGGGTGCCGCCTACGCCCAGTTCGGCCCCACGCTTGGGAGCAACCCCCCGAACGGGACGGCCGTCTACTTCGATGACGCCACCGTCAACGGAGACTTCATCGTGGAGACCAAGACCGGTCCACTGTGGACCCTGGACACGGATGACTTCCCCTTTGACGTGATGGCGGACGGCCAGCGGGTGAGCGTGTCCGCCATCCGCTCCTACATCAAGGACCCCTACACCCGGTCCGAGTCCAGCGGCTGGGGTGCGGAGCCGGCTAGTGGCTTGGCCTGGAGCGTGGCTGGGACGGCCAGCCAATACTCCGTGAACGGCACCACGGGGCTGATGGCCAATGCCACCAAGCCAGTCTTCAACCGGGCCAGCCTCCTGGGGGCGGTGGTGGGGGACTTCGATGTCACCGTTACCTTCACCATCGCGGCGGCCGTCACGGGCGTGGGCGGCCAGGCTGACATCTCCCTCCGGACGAGGTACGCAGCCTCTAACACCTTCTGTGACATCCTCATCTTCCGGCAGACCACCGGCGTTACCTGGACCATCCACTACATCCTGGCCGGGGTGGGCGTGGACGCTGGATTCCCGGCTATCGCTGGAGCCGCAAGCGGGGACTCCGTCACGGTGCGCTTCGTGGGCTCCGGGACCAGCCTCTACGGGTGGGCATGGAAGACCGGGAGCACTCCGCCGGTGGCGCCCATGCTGACCCTCACCGGGTGCACGGTGCTCACGCCCGGCTCCATCGAGCTGAACACCAGCCTCAATGCCAGTGTCAGCAACGCTTTGCCCCTCACCACCGGCTTTGACAACCTGGAGTTTGCCAACCCCCAGACCTTCACCACCAAGCCGGGCGGGTACATGGCGGAGCATCCCGTGGCCGCCGGCTCCGCGGTGACCGTTCAGCAGCCCATCATCTTGACGCAGTAGGAGAGCGCATGATCTACACAGCAGGGAAGCGGCTCCGCGCGTCGGACCTGGCAGACCTCACCGCCGCCGCCGCCGCCTGGACCACGTACTCCCCGGTCTGGTCCGCCGCCGGCACGGCCGTGGTCCTCGGAACCGGGACGTGCGTGGGCTCCTACCGCCAGGTGGGGAAGACGGTGGACGTCAAGGTGGTCCTCACCATGGGCGCCACCACCACCTTCGGGACCAGCTTCTACCGGCTCAGCCTGCCGGTGGCCCCCAAGCTGGACAGCATCATCCCTGTCTACTGCGATGACAACAGCGGGAGCGTGCGCTGGAGCGGCCAGGCCCGTATCATCGCTGCCACAACCGGCGGTGACAACATGAGGATGGTGGTGACGGCCGGCGGAGCGGGCGTTTCGAACACATCACCCTTTACCTGGGCACAAAGTGACGTGCTCATCCTTTCCGGGCAATACGAGAGCAACTAGGGGGAGGCGTGAAGGTTCCCGGGACCCGGTTCGTGCAGGGTCGCAACTCCTATGTGGACCGTGATGGCCTGAAGTTCGCCATTGCCATCCACAACACCAGCAACGATGCCTCAGACGAGAATGAGGCAAGCTACGCCACCCGGCGGACTGATGGGGTGTCCAGTCACTTCTACTGTGACAAGGACAGCGTCACCCAGAGCCTGGACACCAACGCCAGGGCGGGCCACGCGGGCAGTAGCAACGGCAATGAGAACGCCATTGCCGTGGAGATCACGGGGGCCAACGGCTGGAGCCGGGCAACCTGGCTGTCCAGCGTGGCGTGGGGAGAGCTTGGCCGGGTCCTGGCCTACGTGTGCCGCTCCTACGGCATCGCCGTACGGCGGGCCAGCGTAGCGGAGATGCGCTCCAACCCCAAGGTGAAGGCGTTCTACTCCCACGATGACATGCGCCAGGCGTGGGGTGGCACCACGCACAACGACCCCGGCCCCAACTTCCCCTGGGACCGGTTGTTCCAGGCCGTCAACCAGGCGATGGGGAACACCCCTCCGCCGGCTTCAGGAGGTACCCCCGTGAGTGGCTTTGACCCGTCCCTGAACATGGACCGCCGCATCTCCGCCATCTACGAAATGGCGCCCACCAACTACCTTTTCACGGACGGCTCCGGTACCGCGGACCCGAAGCAATTCCAGAACCCCTTCTTCCTGTGGATGAACGCCTTCCGCGGGGAGGTGACCGCACTCCGGGCCACCGTGGACGCCCTGGTGGCCATCATCAACCAGGGCGGCGGTGACATCGACACGGTGGCCCTCTACGCGCACATGGACCAGGAGCTGGAGAAGCTCGCCATGGAGACGCGAGACGCCATCGCAGACCTGGGCGAGGGTGGCGCGGCCCAGGTCCGGGCGGACACAAATGGCCAGGGTAACTGAGGCCCGTGGAGCCGGGGTTAGATGGCGAGCGTGATGGGTGAACGAGAGGCTCCGAGACACGGTGCTCCTGGCCGTGGGAAGCGTGATGCTGCTGTGGATGCTCGTAACGGGGGACGTTCAGCCGCTCCTCGTGGGGGCCGCCCTGGCAGTGCTGGGCGTTCCTACCGGCCTCCGGGCACGCGCGCTCTCCAGAGGGAAGACTGGGTCTGGTTCGCCATCTCGGCGGCCCTCATCATCGCAGTCCTCACCGTCAGCATCATCAATGGAGGTCTCCGGTGAGCACCCCACATAGGAGCCTTCGCATACGGCGGGGGCTGATTGAGTTGTTCGTGGTGGGGACGGTGGCCATTCTCGTGGCCGCCGGCTTCACGGTCACCTACGTGACCCGTACGGTGCATCAGCTCTGCGGCATCATCCAGCTCCAGGCGGCGGAGAACCCCCCGCCTACCACGGAGCGGGGGAAGGCGCTCCTCCGGGAGGCCAAGAAGCTGAGCCACCAGTTCCACTGTGACTGAAGGGGCGCCATCCTAGGATGCCCTATACCAACTCCTTAGGGGGAACCATGAACTTCCGTCGTGAGCCCACGCTCATCATCGGTGCCATCGGCACGGTGTTGACCCTCGTTGCAGGCTACGGCCTGGACTTCCTCAGCCCCGATCAGGCGGGCCTCATCATCGTGGTCCTCAACGCGGCCCTGGGCGTCTGGAACGCCCTCAAGGTCCGTCCCATCGGGCCGGCCGCCTTCACCTACTTCATCGGCGCGGTGGCAACCCTCATCGCCACCTACGGGGTGGAGTGGACCCAGTCCCAGATCAGCAACGTGAACGCGGTGGTCCTGGCGCTCCTGGCGCTCATCTTCCGCGGCCAGGTCACCCCGGCGGCCACCGCCAACGCGGAGGCCGTGCGTGGCCGGAGCGGTCCGTCCCCCTACTGACCCCGGGCCACGCACAGAACGGCCCCCCAGTGCGCTCCTGGGGGGCCGTTCGCCGTGCTGGGTTAGGCGGGGATGCCCCACTTCTCGCGGACGTCCGTGATGAAGCTGGTGAACATTTCTTCGGTCCAGTTCGGGAAGGGCTCCGCGGCCCAGCTCCGCTCCAAGTGCTCGATCCAAGCCTCCGTGTGGAGCTTGTCCGTGCGAACCGTGGCCAGGTGGTGCCGGCGGGTGTGCGGGTCCCACTCCCGAATGAGCCCCCGTGCCACCAGGGCGGCCATGGTGTTGGTCTTCCGGCCGTGCTCGATCGGGTCCAGGTAGCCGGCCTTCCGGGCGGTGGCGTAAAGCTTCCACATTGCGGGGCTGAGGGGCTGCTTCTGTGTCATGCCTAGAGCTTACCAAGAACTTAGTAAGCCCGTCAAGCCCAGACACGAAGAAGCTCCCAGGAGACTGGGGGCTTCTTCGCTACCCCTTCAGGGCTTGTATGAGAGCCTTGCCGATGAACTCCGTGTAGGCGGGCGGGATGGCTTCTGCCGTACCGTTCCGGGAAGCCCACGGCATGCCCATGGCCTTCCGGGCCGCTGCCGCCGCAAACCCATAGCCACGTCCGCCGTTTACGCCCTGCTCCCCGTGCCCGTATACGCCACCGACAAGCTTCCCTGCGCATGTGCATGGCCCCGGAGCCACGAGGGGAACATTAGACAGGAAAAGTCTGTGGCGCCGGAGGACCCGATAGTTTCCCCGGCTGTCCTTGGCCCCCAGTCCAAACATTGACCCACACAGCATGAGAGCCCCCGGCATGAAAGCGCGTGTGGCCGCACTGTCAACGTTCTCGACCACCCAGACCCCCCCCCACGCCTTGAAGCGCTCGATGGTGTGCGGGAGGAGCCATCCGGTCCCGCGATCCGCCATCCCGAACCCCATCGTTACCGAGTGATCCTCACATGGAGGGGATGCGTGAGCCGCCCTGAACCCATCCAGCGGGTAGGTGGACGCGTCCCCCAGGTGGAAGGTAAACGGGTAACGTGGTTGCCGCACGATGTCCACCCCCTCCGGCCTGAAGCCGGCACGTGCGTAGCCAGTTGCGGCGCCGCCCTGGCAGGAGAAGAGATCGATAATCCCCGGTTCATCTGTCATGGGTGAAGCTTACCAAGAACTTGGTAAGTCGTCAAGCCCCCTTGCCGTTCCGCTTCGGGTGGTCCCAGGTGTGCACCCCGCCCGCCCCCACCTCCGGCATGCCCTCCGGCTGGTCCAGGTCCAGCTTGCAGGTACGGCACCGGATGCGCACCCCATCCCGGTAGGGGGTGTGGACGTGCGGCTCGGGGGCCAGCCACGCCTCCGTGGTCTCCTTCAGGGGGTCTGTGGAGGGCCTGAGCAGGACCGCAGGGGTGACGTACACCGTGCGCTCCTCAAGCTGAGCCTGGCGACTCAGCCCCTGGAGTCGCTTGCCACGGGCTGGGGCATGCCGTCCGGGCTCCTCCCGCTCCCGGTGGACGCCCCGCCACTTCCGGTCATCCTCCTGGACCCGCCTCTTGGCCGCCGGCCGGAACATGAAGCCCAGGAACATGGCCACGGCGGCGGCCGACAGAAGCGCCATGGCCCACATGAGGACCTGAAGGTCAGCCTCCATCCCCAGCATGATGGCCAGGGTGAGCAGTACTACGCGCATACGTCCTCCAGAAATGGAAGTGGCCCCCGTAGGGGCCTCGTTGTCCTACAGGGCCGTAACGCCCGGGCGGGCCTCCGTGCCATCGTAGTTCTCGTCCTCGCAGGGGAGGCAGATGAGAAGCTCCGTAAGCACCAGCACGTCCTCTTCGCCAACGTAATCGATCGTGTCATCCAGCTTCAGGTGGGTGGCGGTGGCCGTCTCGCAGAAGTAGCACTTGGGGGCTTCGTTGTTTGTCATGCTAGAAGCATACCAAGAACTTGGTAAGTCGTCAAGGCCCGCCCCTATGTTAGCGGGCGGGCCTTGGGTGGCTCAGGCGGTGAAGGCGTCCTTGTCCAGGGTCAGCCACGGCTCCCCGTAGCCCCGCCGGTAGATCTCCACCCGGGCACCCTCGGGGGTGATGTTCCGCTTGAGGTACCCCTCCGTCACGTACAGGGCCTCATCGATGGTCTCCGCGTTGGCACTGAAGCTCTGGGCGTTGCCCTCGTAGCCGATAACCGTGAACATTGGAAGCTCCTCTGTGTGGTGTTCCTTGCTGATAGAAGAAGCATACCAAGAACTTGGTAAGTCGTCAAGCGGAGACGGCCACCTTGTTTCGGCGGAGCACGGCGCCACGGGAGGAATTGCAGGTGGAGCAGGCCGGGCGGATGTTCCCGCGCACGTAGGTGCCGCCCTGGCACCCCGGCAGAGGGAAGCGGTCCACGGTGATGGTGTCCAGCGTGAGCACAGCCCCGCACCCGAAGGCGCACTCCGCCTTCTCGCCATCCCCGAACTGGCCCAGGAGCCATGCCTTGCGGGCACGGCGGGCCGCGCTGCTACCGCGCTGGTTCATGTTGCTGGAGCCCCTGGCCCGCTTGCCGTCCGCGTTGTACTGCCTCAGCCGCTCCATGGCCACGATGTCCCCCAGGAAGACCAGCTCCCGGCGGAGGCCCTTGCTGCTGGAGAGGGTGCTGGGGGTGCCGTCCATCCGGAGCCTGGCCCCGGTCACGAAGGCGAACCCCGTTCCCGGGCCGTCCTTGGGGAGCGCCACAGCCTCAGTGACCCGGAGCTTGAAGGGCCGCGTGCGGTGGATGTGCTTGACCGTGATGATGGTCCCGGGCCTCACGTTTGCCCATGTCTCGATTGCCATGGAGGGACCATACTAAGACCTTGGTAACTCTGTCAAGCCCCGAACATGAAGAAGCCCCCGGGGTCTCCGAGGGCTTCTCTTCACCAGTGCCGATGCCGCACGGTCACCGTGGTCTCACAGCCTCCCCCGCCTCCTGAGATGCCCGCGTAGACCAGCCACAGCAGAGCACCTCCCACCCCCAGGACCGGCAGGCTAACGGCCGCCAGGGCGGAGGTGGCCGCCCCCACCAGCCACCAGCCCAGAGCGGCCACGCCACCCAGGACCATCACCGCCCCGCCGGCCACCAGAACGGGCTTCCGCCACCTCCGCTCCACCGCCCGCTCCCGGATGCGCCACACGGCCACCTGGTAGCGTCCGCGGCCCACGTGCTCCAGCGGGCCGGAGGCGGCCAGTTCCCCCGCGGCCACCGCCCGCCCCACCTCCCGGAGGACCGCCCTCCTGGACGCTCCTTCGATCAGCTCCGGCCAGGGCTTCACGCCCCCCTTGCCGTAGCCCACCAGGTAGGCGCGCGGCCCCGTGCTCTCCAGATCCCGGCTCATCGGGTCACCAGCCAGGCAGCGTAAGCCAGCAGGGAGAAGGCCACCAGCATGCACACCAGCTTGAATCCCTGGACCAGGCGGAAGAAGAGGGCACCCCTCCGCCGGCCGTCCCGCACCGCCCGCATCGCCTTAGCCACTTGCAAGGGGATGCGCCTGGGGTTCCAGAGGTTCTTGGAGTGGTTGTATACCGGCCACAGAAGCAGGATGAAGAGGGTCTCCACCGCGTGAAGAAGCCACTTCCACGGCGGGAGCGGGATGCGGAGCACGCACCGGGGCTCCAGGTCCGCCCAGGGCTGGGCCGTGTGCCCGTACCTGCCCCCGCCCACCGTGTGCTGGAGGTGGCGGTGGCGGAAGCTGGTGGTCTCCCCCACGTAGCCGAAGTGCCGGCCCAGGAACGGCCACCCGAAGATGGCCCCTGGCTTCCGGGTGCGGTAGACGTAGACGCCCCCAGCCCATTTCACTCTCCCACCCCCGGAAGCTCGGCAACGTTGTACCGGTGCTCATGGGCAGGGTAAGCGTCCGCGGTGCACCGCTCGCCCCCGCTTTCCCCTGCCGTGCAACGGAGCTTCTCGGCTTGCTCAGCACCGGCAATGGCGAAGTGTTCCATCTGCCGGTGGAAAGACACTCGCTGGGCCCATTCCGGCTTACCCTCAACCCTCATACCGTCTGCCACCTTCCTCGTTTGGCACTGCTGGTGTGGTACTCCTCGCAGAAGATGCACCAGTACACCTTCCGGCACCCCATCCGCCAGGCGTACCCCTTGAGGTGCTGCTGTGCGGCCTTCCTGCCCTTACGCCCCCGGCCCAACATCTCCTTACCGGTGACGTTGCACAGTTGAAACCGGCTCATGACGGGCACTCCTCGTGGCTCAGTCCCATGGGGCTGGTCAGCCACACGGCCTTGTCGGTTTCGAAGATTGGACGCTTGCAGGTGGAGCAGTAGGACCGCACGCGCAGTCTGGTCTTGGCCTGGCGCCTCACCATAAGTTCGAAGCTCATGGAGGAAGCTTACCACGTTCTTGGTAAGTCCGGAAGGGGAGCTGGTCATACTCAGTTTCTGGTGAGATCATAGGTATATGCAGACCGTACAGCTCGTGCAGCCCAAGGGCCACCGCCTCCTCCGTGGAGCCTGGCGCTACCTGATCACCGGACGCCCCCTGTGGGGCCCCGGTGACAACGCGAGCTTCCTCCACGACGCCACCCAGGACTTCCGAGGTGGCCCACGGGTAAAGCTGACGCGTGCCCGCTGGAGGAGGGTGGCCCGCCGGTGGGTGGCCCTGGTGCTCCCCGCCGGCCTGACCGCGTGGGACTGGCGGGCGGCTGCCCTCTACGTCCTCCTAGCCACCCTTGCCATCGGCGGCTATCTGGCGTGGGTGGTCTCCCTGTGGTGGCCTCTGCGTGCCGTGCGCAGGGAGTTCGTGTACCCCACGTGGACGGTGGTCTCTCGGATCATCGACGCACCCACCGGCCGCCGGCACGCGGTGAAGGCAGTAGCCTTGCCAGCCGGATTCGGCAGTGAGGTGGACGATGAGTCGGGGGAGGCGCCCGACCTGGTGGTGCGCATCTACCTGCCGGTGGTGGCGCTGGACGAGGGCACCCAGAAGCGCATTGCGGTGGCCGCCGGACAGCGCCTGGGCATCCCGGACGTGAGCGCCTCCTGGGTCATCAAGGGTGCCACCACCTACGTGGACCTCACCCCCAGGGCCACCGTCCCTCGGGCCGTCCGCTTCAGCGAGGTGCGCCACCACTTTGAGGCGGCATCCCCCACCAAGCCCTTCCTGGGCCTGGCTGCCAAGCGGGTGCCCGTGTATGCGGACCTGGACAACGATGGCCCGCACACCGGGGCATCGGGCGGCTCCGGGACCGGGAAGTCCACCCTCATGCGCATCTTCCTCACCAAGCGGGTGGCCTCCGGTGCCGGCCTGGTGGTGTGTGACTACAAGGTCACCAGCCACCCCGTGTTCCGGCGCATCGCCCAGGAGGACCCAAGCCGGGTGGTGTACGTGACGGATGAGGAGCCCATCAGTGACGCCATCATGGCTGTCTACGCGGAGTTCGAACGGCGGAGGGAGGTGCTGAAGGTTGACCCTGAGGCCCTCGAAGGCTTCCGCCCGGTGGACCTTCTGGTGGAGGAGCTGAACAGCCTTGCCGGCCGCCTGAGGACATGGTGGGGACATGAGCGGCGACGGATCATCGCGGAGGCCAAGGAGAACGAAGAGGGCGTGCCGTATGTCCCGGTGGTCCCCCCGTGCATCGACGCGTTGGCGGCACTTGTCCAGATGGGACGCGAGCTACAGATTCGTGTCCACTTCGCGGCCCAGCGGCTGGACGCGTCCGCGCTGTCCCCCCGCGATGGTGGTGCAATCCGGGAGTCGATCACCAACCGGTTCCTGGCCAAGTACACCAAGGCCGCCTGGAACATGCTGTGCGGTGGGGTGCCGTTCGAAGCGTTCCCCGGCGGCCCCCGCGGCATCTGGACCGCCGTGATCTCCGGGGAGGTCACCCACTTCCGGGTGCCCGTGCTCAGCCAGGAGGAGGCTTACGAGATCATCATGGGCGGGGTGCAGCCGGCCGGCCCGGTGCTGGGCGCGGCCCGCTGGGTGCCGGCGGCGGAGAAGAAGGCCATCTCCATGAGCCTGGGGGAGGCGTGGGAGTTGATCCCCGGATGCCCTGGCCTCCCCGCCCTCCAGAAGGCGGTCCAGCGGGCCAAGTTGGAGCCCACCGGCAAGCACCGCAACGCCAAGCTGTACGACGCGCGGGCTCTGTATGCCCTCTACGGGCACGAAACGGAGCAGATCGGGGCTGTCCTAGAAGTGCCCCGTAGGCCCCTCTAGCAGGCCATACAGCGGGCAGAGTCCGGGACAGGTAGGCTGGAGGCCATGGCATCCACACCCAGCAAGAGCACCCCAGCGAAGGCGGCGGCCACGGCTCCCGCCGGCACTCCAGCGGACCCGGTGGCGCCGGAGGCCACCCCTGCAACCCAGACCACCGGCGACCCGGCGGGTGAGGCGGCAAAGGCCCGCGGCGAGGAGATCAACGCCCAGCCCAGCCCCCCGCCAGCCTCCCCCAGCACGGACCAGGAGCCGGCGGACGGGGAGCCGGAGCCGCAGAAGACCAGCACCAAGGACCTGGCCCCGGGTGATCACCTGTGGTACCGCGGGGACTACGGCTCCGTGTTTGCCCTGGTCACCGCCGGTGGGGAGGGTGAGGCGGAGGTCCTCCTCCTCCGCCCGGACGAGGTGGTCAAGGGCCGCACCGTGGCCGTGTACGACTCGGCTGAGGACGCAGAGCGGGGCTACGGGGAGGGTCGGGCACACGTGGCCTGGCACCTCTGACCGCCCCAGCAGCAACACTGAAGGCCCCGGAGAACTTCTCCGGGGCCTTCACGCTACCCATGGGGATCTTGGCTCAGCGTGGCTCTCAGCGGGCTAGTCCAGGATCTCCGCCTCCTGGCGCTTCTTCAGGTCCCATGCCGCCTTCGCCATCACCACCTCAGCCGGCCCCACCCGCCAGGCACAGCAGTCCGCCGGCCGGCCGTCCGGGTCATGCCCAGCGCACGGGCAGAAGGCGGGGCTACAGCTCCACGTCTTCCATCCGCGGGCGTGAACTGGACGGACGTGGCACTGGCACGGATACATGTCCCCGCTGGGTGTCCCCGCCACAATCCACGTGTCCCTAGGAAGTTGGGAAGCCAGTTCTCTGGCAACCTCATTCGGGTCCCTGCGGATGCTCACTTGCCCTCCTACATGTCCCTCAATGGTGCGGCCCCCAGGACATGTCC